ATAGATACTGATTATCAGTGGTCAACTGCCCATAGACGTTCTTGCGCAGATTGGCAATCTGCACAGAGTTGTAGATGATCTGTTCGGCCTGACGGACGAACATCGCCATCTGAGCATCGGTGAAAGTGTTCTCAACGATGTTCGCAACATTGGTTGCCAACTCAGTGTATTGCATAGCTTACGCCATCGGCCCACGGGCCATCACGCCCTTAGTCGCAGCACCAGTTCCACGGATTTTGATGCCCGTGGTCTTGACGTTCTTCTCCGGGTAGCCTGAGTTCTTAAGATCGACTTTTGGGGCCGGCTTCGGCTGATTGGAATCTTTCTTCATCTTAAACCCCAGTCATGCGGGCCCGCCGCATCGGCTTCTGTTGGTTCGCAACCTTTGCAAGGTTACGCCCAAGTTGTTTCATCTGAAGATTGGTCTTGCCGCCCTTGGCAAACTTCGTAGGCTTTTTGCCCGGGTGCATGTTGGCTTCATGCTTATGCACCGCTTTCTTAGCGTCCATGTTGACTCCTAAGTCGTCACTACCGTTACTGTACCAACAGACGTGACTGCCACCAAGTAATTCGGCGTCAGCCCCGCATCATTTGCACTTGCTCCGCCTACCGGATTCCAGCCCCACTGAATCTCGCGTGAGCCGCCAGTCAGGTTGCCGTCAGCATTCACGCCGGCGGTTACGTACGTTGTGTCCCTGCGAGGATTCCGCAAAGCTTGCGGGTCGTCTACAGGATACATGCCCAATTGCAACTGGGGGTGATCTGGGTCCCAGCACTCCCGGCACACTAACACATTGACAGGCTTGGTCTTGACAATCAGTGTGCGAAGGTCGCGCAGGCGGAAGCGCAGGCCACAGCGATCACAGATCGCAATAGCCTTCTTGCCGCTGGCAAACCGATTACCCACTACATCACTCCACCGATGAAGGCTCGGCGAGGCACGAGACGAACAGCGGCCTTCTCCCGGTCTTCACCAGCCGCCAAGTTGAACTGTTCGTCGTACGCGGCTTTCAGCATGTCAAGCCGAGGCATCAGCTCTGGCACTTTCATCGCGATGTAGTACGCAAGCCCCGCCACCACGCACGGCAGGAATCGGAAGTTCATGTCTGCAGTTTCAATGCCGTTGCCGGCGTCCTGCACGCGCCTCATGCGCCAGTACACGAACTGATAAGTCTGCGAGTTGTCCGGCGTGGGCCACACTGTGATGGCCGGCAGGTTGGGGTTGTAGACCGTAGCCCCCGAGGAATGCCCCGCTGCAGTCGTTCCGTTCTGTCCACGCACCACACCGCCTAGACTATTACCGTCCAGCCAGCCATAGTAGATGTCTTCGGACCCGAGACGGATGAAACCGGCAGAGGCAAGGTTTGCGGTTGAGGAGAGTGTGATAGTGGTTGTGGAACTGGTGATGGTCCCGTTGAGCGTAGCGCCCGTGGGCGATACCTGCCCTGACAACCGTTGCACCCAGACCTGAATGGGACGCCCCGGAGCTAGCTTGTTCGGGATTGTAGCGTAGGTGGAGACCGAGATGCGGGTGATGTTCAGGTCTGCCTGCGTTGAGGCAGCGTTTTGCCCCGTGCGAATGACGTGATCGAGCAGGTCGATGGTATCAAGGGGGAGAGCATAGGTGTTCAGCCCGGGCGTCAGGGTCAGCGTACCCTGCTCGATTGTCCACATGTTGATGCCACGATTTTGCCACTCAATGGTCATCAAGTTCATAGACCGGCGAGCAGTTCGCAGGTCATAGCCAGAACGCATCTCGCGCCCAGCCCGCTCCCACGCCTCTTCAGCGATGTCTGTGAACTCTAAGTTGAACGCCGTGGTGCCGGTAGTGGTCATCGAAATCTCGCAGTCTTCTGAGCAATCCCTTTAGGCTGGGCTACAAACTGCTTGCCCTTAGCTTTCCCGGCTCGCTTGGCCTTCGTAGTCGCTGCGTACTCAGCAGGGCTAAGAGACTTGATCGCTGCCTCTGGCAGATACCGCTCCCCCGTTTTAGAGGAGGGCTTTCCGCTTTTGGTCCGCCACTTCTGCGCGGTCCAGTCAGAGAGCGATTTCTGCGGGGCTTTCAATCTTTGTACCCGCCGCCAGCGGCCTTGTACTTCTTTGCCAAGAGCTGGGCTTTACGGGCCGACCACTGGCCTGCACCAGTCCCCTGCGTTGCCTGCCCTTTGATCTGATTGAACAAGGCTTTACGCATCCCGGGCTTGGTGTAGTTACCCGCTTCATTGACCTTAGACTTAACTTCACCACCCTCAGCGTACTCGTAGAACGCCGTGTCATCGCGCCGCTGCTTGCGCTTGGGCCCGGGCATTTTGTTGGGGTTGATCGCCCCCATGCCGCGTGAAGACATCATGGTGGTCTCCTAGATCATCCGACCTTTAGTCTTGCCCCGCTGAGCACAGCCATCCGCACGCTTGGAGGCGGACCCGACCGATCCACCTTTGGCGTAGCCAGCTTCTTGGTACGCTTCGTACTCGCGCGCGGCCTCGGGCACGGACTCACGCATCTCTTTTGCGGCCCGGATGTCATCACGCGCAGACTTCGCCATCGTAGGCATGAAGCGAGACATGATGTCTTTCTCGCCCGCGATACCTTTCTGCATCATCTCGCGAGACCGCGCAAGCTTTGACCGTTCTTTTTCAGTGGGCTTACGGTACGTTGCCATGTCAGCACTTCCCGCCGCCCATCATGCGGACCTGCGTGCCCTTGGTCTTGCCCTTCTTGGCAATACCGTCAGCAGCGCGCGTGTAGCCACCGGCAGAGTAGGCTTTACCGCCTTTCTTCATGCCCTTCATCTCGGCCATCTCGTGCTTGACCATCGACTTCGGAGCGCCCTTCTTTTTCATGAAGGCCAGCTCTTTACCCATCATCTTTTTCGATTCTTTCATGTCACCACCTCGGTTAAAGTTGCGGCCTTTGTCGGCCTGCATGAATTCCTTGCCAACCTTTTGTGGGATGCCAAGGCGTTTAGAAGCTGCGGGGTCATTAGCGACCATCGCCATCAGATTGTGTTGAGCTTTGCTCTTGCTTGGCATTTGCCCTCCCAGTAAAACCTTTTACTGTGTCGGTTTCCCAGATTCGGATTGCAAACCATATTACGGTTAACACCCCGCCAATCAAACCAACAATAGGCGGAAACCATTGCATAAAACCAGCAACGCCCACAACAACGGCAGCGCCATCAGCAGCGGTTTTGATTTCTTGTGCGTTCATCTCAGCACTTCCACGCCCTGAGTGATTTGTTAATCCGGCTGTTTGGGTCATTCGCGGTCTTCTCGGAAGTCAGCTTCTTCTTCATACCGGTCATCCGGGCACAGAATGACTTCTTCCTTGCCCCACCTTCCGGCTGCGGGGCCTTGAGCCCCGGCTTCCCCGGATTGGCTTTGTTGTAGCTGGCGCGCCCTTTGGCATTCAAACCACCAGAGGGATTCTTGCCTTCTTTGCGCTGCCATGCTGGCGTCTTCATGGTTACCCGCAGATGATCGTGCAGAAGGTGACGTTGGTCAGGGTCACAACGCAATAATCTTGACTGGTCCCCAACGTGGTCAGAATGCCCTCTGCTGCCATGTACAGACTGTTTACCGCAATGGCTGACGCAGGAGTATTTACCTGAAGCCGGAGCGCGCTAGCCAACCCGTTGGTGTTGAACTTAATAGAACCTGCACTAGCGGTTCCAACAAAGTACAAACCTTTGATACGGGTCCGGGGAAGAGCAAGGCTTCCAGTCGTACCGATCTTGACGTTACCCGCCGACGCACCGCTGGCAACGATGGAGTCCACGCGTGCCCAGTAGTTGGTCGAAGTTGCAGTCGTAGCATTGGGGCCCGTCACAACTTCAGAGGCTGAAGTGCACGTCAGATCACCAACCTTGATGCCGGTGATTGTGAATGTGATGCCGGAGTCATCCCCCGCAGACGTGATGATGACTTTGTACCCGTACCCGTTAGGCCCGACCGTGTTGGCAAGTAGGGATAGAGAACCTGCACCTGCAATAGACGCATTCGCCCGATAATAG